TGCGTATGTGTGTGCTGTAGTTACTAAGCCAATGTTTAAGTTACCAAACATGTTTACACAGTTACGAACTAATGCGGCAAGTGCTTTAGGCTTACGACCCATGTCACCTTTCATGTCGCCTGCTTCGAACTGGTTAACGTCTGTAGGTGTAAGTAACATACCTAATGAGTCAACTACAAATAGGACCTTAGGACGTTCTGCTTCGGGAATAACTTTGTATTCTTTAACAAACTCTGAGATCATTTTAGCTACATCGTCAATCATAGCCATGTTTAACTTTAGAAGTTTATCTTCGCTAGTGTCTACACCTAAGTCATGTAACCACTTTTCATCAAGTGCGTTTTCTGTATCAATAAGAATAACATAAATGCCTTGCTTCTGTGCATTGGCCACTAAGTTGCCAGAACAAATAAATGATTTACCTGCGCCAGATTCACCAGCAAACACAGTAACCTTACCTAGTGGTACGCCTTTGTTAAACTCGCCACTAATAAGATAGTTTAGTGCATAGTTGTTAGTTGAGATCCAGTCTGTCGGATCTTGAAAGCCAACGCTAATACCGTCGATACTTTTTGTAATACTTTTACGAAATTTTGATACGTCAAATGGTTTAGTTGCCATGATAGTTTCCTTATTGATTGACTGCTGTTATTTTAACACTCTTTTTGAAAAACGTCAACTGGGACGTTCCTCTTTATTAAATCTAAAAAGTCTTTTTGACTTTCGGCTTTTGGTGCACAGAACCCACAACGACAAATGTTTTTCTTACATTTAATAATGGGCATTGTGCCAGTTTCTAGTTGAGTCTTTAGCGTACTTATAATCTTTTGTGCATCGTTAATATTTCCTAACGGTTCTACATTGCCTGTTGTACTCATGAGACAATCTTTGTTAGTATATACCGCACCGTCAAGTTGACGTACAAATAAAAAGAACCAGTTTACGCTACAACTCCAACCTTCGAACCCCTGTTTTGGTACGAATCCTACATTGGATTTTAAGTCGCCGTTTAGACTAAGTCTACGTCCGCCACAGCAACTACGTCCTTCTCGGATTGCCTGTACCCGATCTTTAACTACTACTTCGGGTACCATCCAATATGTTTTAAGTTTGGAATACTGTTCGCCTGTGTATTGCCATTCTGGTTGTTGATTGTCTAATGGCTTTACTACGTGACGTATATTGTGTTCCTGACAAAAGGCCACAATAGTTTCTGCATCTGCAAAGTATTCCTCACGATTGTGCATCATTACAACACACTTAAATCGTTTGTTCTGTTCTTTAAGATACTGAATATTGTCTAGGTATTGCTGTTTTTGTTTATCGTAGTTTTCTGTATGATAGCTTACTGTAAACTCATCTATTAGCGGAACAATACGAGCCCACTGATTCTGGCCCACTACTCCATTGGTAGTACAAGTTACAGTTAAGTACCACGAGTCTTGATATGGTTTGTAACGATTTCTTACTTCTTCTAAGATTGTAACAATATCCGGATGGAATAAACTTTCTCCACCATAGACATTTAATACTACTTTACGCTGTGACTCTTTCTTATGCCGCATGTATTGATCTACATACTCATACATAAAATCAATAGTCTTTAAACATTCTTCTAAACTTGGATGCCGAGTTGAGTTGTCGTGTCCACCTTCTAAGCCCGTAGGACAATAGGAACAGTCTAAGTTACACAACTTAGTTAGTTCCCAGTCTAATAAAAAACTTGGTACGTTAGTAGGGTCTAGAGCAAGACCGATTGAGTTTATTTGATTCATAAGCAAGAAGTGGGGACCGAAGCCCCCACACCCTAATCAGGAAAGATTATTGCTTCTGACGATTACGAATCATTGCCAAGATATCTTCAGCTTTTTGGCTAGAAGGTTTGGCAGCTTCTACTGGAGCAGTAGGAGTTGGTACTTCGTCTGGTTCATCATCGCCAACAAATGGACTAGCTGTTGCAGGAGCCGTAGCCACTGGAGCCGGTGCATCTGTAGATTCTGCTTTAGGAGCCGCATTAGGAGCATCTACACCATATGGCTTGTAGTAAGCACCCCAACGCTCTACGTCGTATGGTTGACCATCAACTGATGCTTCAAACATTTCCTTAATAACTTTAAGGTCTGCTTCAGTTGGTTGTTTTGGCAAGAAGTCTGACAAGTTAAACAAACCATGCTCGTCAATGGCCGCTTGTTCTTCTGCTGTTAATGCTGACTCTTTACGTGACCACTTACTTGTTGAGTAGTCAGCATAGCCACCTTTACTTGTTTTAACGATCTGGAAATCCAAACCACGTTGCAAGTCTGTTGGCAACTCTTCCATTTCTGGATCCATTAGGGCCGCTTTAATAATATTAAAGATTTGTGGGCTAATAGTAAAGCGACGGATTGGATTAGCTGGAGCCTTGTCATCTGACAATGCGTTCTCACGAACAAAGCCTTGGAAAATGTAAGACTTCTTTTTCCAATACTTACGACCCATTTCCTCTAGGGAAGGATCTTTAAACCAAGGACGTACCTCAGCTAGGATTGGACATGCCGCGCCATACATTTCCATGCATGGAACTTGTACTACAACTGGCTTACTGTCTGCTTGGCCTTTAACGCCTGCAAATGGTAAACGAATCATTGCACGTTCTGCCCAAAAGAATGAATTTTTTGTGTTACCGTCTGGTAGGAAGCGAACGCGAGCTGTTGAGCCTTCTGCGATGTTCCAGTGTGGATAGATAGCGTTGTCGCCACCTTGTTGTGATTTGCCGCCTTTGTTGCCTTCTGATGCTTGTAACTTTGCACGAATTTCTGCTAATGTTGTTGCCATGATTAATTTCCTTTATAAGATGGTCTTAATGTACTACTTGCCTAGATATACTCTAGCACCCTGCTAGTGTATAACAAATATATTTAGCTTGTCAAACGATATTTTAGAATATTATTGCCGAACGCAATAATCTTGGTAAAGTTGGATATTTTGGCTAGCTAAACGATAAAGCTCTGCTACTTCTTCTGCTCTACTTGGACTATTATATAACTTTTGTAGTGCTGTTGTCAACTGTTTTATACGATCATAGGGATTCTGGGCAAGATCATAACTTTCATCTAAAACTGAACCAAATGTTTGAAATCCCATATCACGCAATCGTTGTAAGCTACCTTGTCCATTGACTAGTACAAAGGGTTTACCTGTAGCTAAACAGTTAGCAGTCTTTTCAGTGAACCAAAAGTTACTAATAGCATCAGTTTCGCTTACTACTTCTATCAGGTACTGATTCCAAACATTACCATATGCACGGCAACTATCGTACCAATCGATCATGCCCATGAAATGTGTACTAGTTAAGTCTCGATCAAATGTTTTTGTTGATATCCAAGCAAGTTCATCTTCGTAGTGGCTACCAAAATGTTTAAGCGTTTCGTTTATAAACGGAACAGTGGGTTGGAATGTAATATATGTATCGTTAGGAAAAGCAGTATCCAACTCGTAGGCCAGTCGTAGTCTACTGATATTGTATCTGCCCAATAGTGTACCAACAAAACGTGCATTGGTTACGTCACAATTGATATCCACAGGCAAGTACTGATTGACACTGACAAAGATTCCCAGGCTCAACTGTTTAATAGTAAACTCTGAGTCAGCCGGATCATGTGTTTCAATGGTAACGTTGCTGTAGGGTATTTTAAATGTATTGCAAAGATATTGAATGAATAATCCAAATCCACTAAAGTCTGTATTTTCGCCATCGTATAACTTTATTGTTATTGGTTGCCCCGAATAGCGTTTACCTAATACGTCTAGTAGTATATCTTTGCGAGTAACGCTGTAATCCTTGTGTACAAAAAACTGTCCAAGTATGATTACTTCTTTATCGGTAATGGTAACGGCTTGTTCTATCATATGTGTGTCAACAGATAGTTGGCCCATAGTCGGTGTCCTTGCTCGTTGGGGTGACGACTGTCTTCTTTAAAACAATAATCACAGGAGTCTAATAGATCAAGTCTAGCATGAGCGCGATCCATTATGTCAATAACGTCGGGGAATCTAGCATCGTAGTTCATTTGATCAATATGTTCACTAATAACAATGTGTGTACCGTTTTGTATCTTTTTACCTAACATTACTTCCAACCAGCTTTGTTCCAATGGGACTGTTCCAACCGCATCAGTAAAGTTATGCCCAACTAAAAACTTAACCGAGGGATAACGTAATGCTAGTGTTTGTATTTTTGCGTAGGCGATGTTTACTATCTTTTCTAGAGCACGTTGTTGTGTTATTAAACTACGATCAATTAACTGTAGGTCCTCGTGACGTCCAGATTCAGTTAGTGTCACTGTGCATATTATATTTTTGTATTTGAGATCCTTGGCCAACAACTGCTCGAGCCAATTCAGCATTAAGGTATTTGATCCGCCAGGTAAGGCTAGATTAATCCAACTTGCATCTAATATGCCTGCCATAATGTTGCCATAAATGTGAGATAATCTGTAATCGATATCATCTACACCGTTGCGTACTTTAGTTTTGCCCAGGCTGTCACCGTAGGTCCATGAGTCGCCTACTGTGATTAAAAGTGTGTTAGAAGGTCTATGTACATATGAATACGGGTTGTCGATCATTGACCAAGTTGGTACGTCAAACATAGTTTCTAAAATCCAAACTGTTTAACTTTTCCCATTGCTCATATACATAAGAGTGGAAACGTATGCGATTTAACACACAACGATAAAAATAACGTTGATAATCTTGATAAGGATTTGTAATCTTATTAATACCAGCAATAGCAACATCTGCATACTGTTGTTCCTGTACACGATGTCCTTTGGTTTCGTCTACTAGCGTATAATCAAATATATCTTCAAATATATCAAACCCTTGTGCTTTTAGATAATCACGTAACTTGGGCTGTCCGTAAACAAAGAAAGGACGTAGACCCAGTACAGGTTTCCAAGTCTTTTCACTGATAAAGAAGTTCATTGGATTAGAGTTAAATAACTCTGTTTCTGTTACTATACATAGCAAACTGCGATTCCAGTTTTCAAGACTGCCCAGACTAAAAATATCATTCTTAATCCGACGACTAACTGTGCCTTCGTCTGTGCCAAGATATTGATACTCATCTCGAATGCCTTGTTCGTCCTCAAAATCGCTGTCTAGTGTTATTGCACGATCACCCGGTAAGCCTAAGCTAATGAATCCCCGATCTTTTAAAGGCAACAAACGTTCTACTAATGTAATCCGATGTTGATGTGGCTTGCGGTTTAAACAAATAAACTTACGTGCATCGGGTAAAGGTGCAAGCTCGTAGTCAGGATAGTCGCGGAAATACAAGTCGCATACTATTGCCCAAAAGTCCAAGCGAAACTGATCAGCGTTGCCAATGATAACATGTGGCTTGCCTGACTGTTCTACTGCTTCAAATATTTTTGGTACTGCGGGATCTACAAAGTTATGACATACAATAAAGTCTGGGTCAGCACTACGAATGTTTGCCGCAAGGTCGTCTTCGTGTAGCCATGTAGGGTTAACAATCATAGCACGTTCAACCAAAAGTTGTTCACGTAACTTTGATTCTATTGTTGCTCTGATTAGTTGTTCGACACGTCCAGCTTTCCATGCATAAGGAAAGCCATTGGTTGACTTTATAATTTCCATGTATTGATTATACTACAGTTAAGTTTATTTAACGACGGATTCCAGCTAGGCTACGAATAAAATCCAAACTGTCGTCGGATTCATTTACATTTGGTTCATCTAATGAACTTGCGCCGTATGTATCGTTAGGGTGTGCCATCCGTGGACTTGTAGCGGCTACCCAATCAGTTTGATCGCCATCGTTTTGTCCATATGACATTTTGTCAGCTAGCTCGGGCATGTTATCCTGTAACCATTTTTTAATCACAGGACGCACATCGTAATCAGGTTGATCCACATATTTGGCTAGTGCATCATTGAGTTCGTCACTACCAATCAATGGTTCTAATCGATCTTGTGCTGTACTTGATGTTACTGCCGATTTTAATAGTTGTTGTAGGGCTTTTACTTTATCGGCTGAGTCAGGCTTTAACCAAGTAGACTCAGTTACATCATCAGCCCATTCAGCTAGTTCATCGCCTAACTGTCCTGCGGCTTCTGATTTGTATTTCTTGTATGCTTTGAATACAATAGGAAGTGCTTCAGTAAAACGATCATCGTATACTTTTTTAACAAAGCGTTCACGTAGAGCGTCTACGTCAACAGAATCTTCAGTTTGTGATTCTGGCATCCATGATTCAAAATAACTCTTGTATCCACGAGCTCCGCGCATCAAACGGAGTTTGCGTTTTAGTTGATCGTAGTGATGAACAGCACAACGAGTCATGTCTGCTGTTTCTGCATCTTCAAACTGACGATGTTTTGTTGAACGCACAAAGTGGCGCATAGATGCCATTTCAGCAATCAAACTATCAATGTGTTTTGCACGATCGTCGTACATAGTGCCGCCAGCGTTTAAGTGTTCTGCCATTGCATAAGCACCATGTAAATTTTTATGTGTCAATAGGAAGCGTTCGCCGCGTTCTGTTTCTAAGAAAATTTCTTTGATTCTACGAGCACGGCTTCCGCGGATTTCATCATTTACTTTGTCTTCGTGACGGATTAAAATTTTAGTATTGCCTTTGTCAGCAAAACTATTATACGGACGACCTGGTGTGCCATATAACTTACTTTCAGTTACAGGCATATCGTCTGTTGTAGCTACGTCATCTACTTTAGCTTGCTGTTTAACATCTTGTAAGTTTAGATTAGATTTATTGATATCACGTGTGTCAAATGTTAATAAATTGCGTTTTGCAAACTGTCTTAGGTTACGTAAAAATTCAAACCATTCTGTGCGTTGTTCGCGGTCCATGTCTGCGGAAATGTTTTGACCAAAATATACTTTTAAACTTGTTTCGTCGATTAGACTAATAGTTACTGTGCCAAACTTTGCGCCATCTCGCCCGGTATAGGTAAAATTAAAGAAACGTGCTTTTTCTGGGTCTTGTTCAGCCTGAGCTTGTTCGTCGCCCAAGGTTACGTTGGTAAATCTTGAGCGTATTTTCTCAAATAATGCACTTGCGATGGATTCAATTTCTTTAGACATAAAACTATTTATCTTAGATCATTATGAAAGGCATGGGTTCAATGAAGTTATCAATGCTGTCTTTAAGTTCATTATCTAAGCCAGAATCAAACTGTTGCAACAACATAATCATACGTATAGCTAACAATGCACTCATTACTAGATCGTCGTGTTCGCCTATTTTAGCCGCAAAACTGTTGCCACTAGCTACGAACGTTTTAAGCTCACTGATAAGAGCTTTACTAGCAACAACCAAACGGCGTGTTTCTATTAGACTCTTTAACTTGCTACAGGCACTTAGTTTACTCTTGTTAGTTGTGGTAAATCCTTTACGATACCGATGTCCAACTGCACCTTTTTTAGGTTCGCTTAAGAATGTACCTGGAATGTTTTCTTCGCCAAGTTCATTAATAGCTACTAGTGCGGCTTCACCTAGTGTGTTGTTTTCAACACTATAGTAGACATTATTGTTTCCGGCCATTTCTGCCAGGTATTGACATATTTCTTTAAGAATGACTACCTGACGTTGTACAATAGTTTTATTATGACTCCACTCAGCTACTTGTTTAAGTCCGGGCATTTCAAATACCTGTATAGCCGCAGGGTCTGATCCTGTACCTAAGCTAGGGTCTAGTGCTACCACATAAGTCTTATCACGTTCGGGACGCTTGTACCAGCGAATCTGTCCTTGTTTTTCTATAGGATCTATACCAGCCATTTCTGCTAGGAATATAGGATTGATCAGTGTTTCGTCAAAGATAATAAATTCACATTCCATCTCTCGACGGAAACGTTCTTCGCCTAGCTGTGCTAACATTTCACTAGCCCACTTCTCATCGCGGTCTGGATGCTCACGCCAGTTACTGCGGAATGCTTTGAAACCATTCTTACCTAGTGGAGTTTCATTACCATACTCATCAAAGCAGTTGTTAGCCTGGCGCCAAATTTGTGCAAACTGATCTTCGTCTGAGTTTGGTGTTGATGTAATAATACATTTACCACCAGTTGCTAGTGTAGGAGTAATAGAAGTCCAGAACTCTGATGCAATAGTAGGTCGAACGAATGCGAACTCGTCGCAATATAGTAGTGATATACTCATACCACGACCTGTGTTTTCTGTTGTTGTTTGTGATACTATACGTGAACCATTTTCAAAGTCTAA